GAGAGTATCCCCTAGAACTAAACACGACTAATAATCCCTTTATGGTCACAAAACCCCCTTTTATGATATAATCACCACATCTCAACAATATTAACCTGTAACAAAAACAATCACTTAGGATTAAAAAACATGGGCAGACCTAAAGGTTCACCTAATAAACCTAAAAAAGCTCTAGAGAAAGCTTTAAACGCACGCCTAAAGGCAATCTATGGAGAGGACTTTGATGTGGTGTTTAGCATGGCCTGCAGTGCTATAGATATACAGGCAATAGCTAAAGAGTCTGGCGAAGTGGAGGACCATACAGCGGCAGTGCAAGCATTAGATAGAGTAGCTAAGTACCTGACACCATCGCTCAAGTCTATAGAGCAAACAGGGGAGCAGGGGTTAACTGTATCCATACAAAGAAAGCGTTATGATTCATCCAGTGCATAACCTGTGCATAAACCTGTGGACAGCACAGTGTATAACTTGTGGGTAAACCTGTGGAAAAGGTGTTAGCAACCTGTGGATAAGTGGCTACCCCCCTCCCGAGAGTCGATGTGATCTGTATCATTATCACTCACTCGAAAAAAAATTGAATTAGAATGAAAAATGTTATTAAGCTAAGACCAGACAAAGAAGACATCATAGAAGCTCATATAAAGCGTTCTAAGGAGTTTATTTTAATAAGTATAGGTGAGCATGGCGTAGAGGTAGGGAGTTCGTTAGATGACGAAAGAGGATTGTTTTATATTGAGTTAGCAAAACGTATGATCCTTGATGATTGGCTAGGAGTCAGCCCCTATGATAAAGATTGACACGGACGAAGTTATAAACGAAATAGACCAAGAGTTAATTGAAGAGTTTGCAATGGCATTAATGGATAAAGACCAGTATGCTATGAAGGAAGTCCTTTATTTAGTGTCCCAAAGAATGATTAGCTACTGCGATTGTTTGGAGGAGCCTTGCATTTGTAGGAGTTAATTGTGGCGCAAGATCTGTTAAAAACCTTAGACAAAGAAACAAGAGACAGGCATTTCCCTGAAAAAAACGGTGGAAAAGGGGATCATGCTAGAAAATCTGACAAGAGAACCCGCGAAGCTTACGCATCAAACTACGATAAAATTAAGTGGGACTCATGCAAATAGAATATAGCCTGATGGCACAGGGTCAAGTGCTACAAGATTTTGCTGATTGTCGTGCAAGAAACTCATTTATAATGGGGCCGTTAGGATCTGGCAAGACTGTGCAATGCATTTTAAAATTGTTTGACCTAATGTGTGAGCAAGAACCTGTAAAACAAAAAGATCATAAGAATTATAACGTCCGATTGTCTAGGGTAATTGCGGCACGAAACACTTATTCCGAATTATTTTCTACAACCATTAAAGATTGGCTAGAAATACATGGAGAATTAGGCGATTTCAAGCAAGGTAACAAAGAACCTCCTACGCATTTTATAAGGTTTAAATTAGAAGATGGTACTAGTGTACATTGCGATGTTGTATTTATTGCTTTTGACCGGCCTGAACACGTTAAAAAAGCAAGGGGAATACAGACAACGTGGGTTTGGCTTAATGAAACGAAAGAACATAGTAAAGCTGTGCTTGATATGCTTGATTTGCGTCATGGTCGTTACCCATCAAATAAAGAAGGTGCTACCCCTACGCACCACGGAATACTTGGGGACAGCAACGCACCAGACGAAGACCATTGGTATTTTAAGCTTGCGGAAATAGAAAGACCAGAAGGATGGGCGTTTTATAGGCAAGCGGGTGGCGTTTATAAAGATGGCGAAACGTGGTTAGTAAATAAAAAAGCAGAAAACCTAGCAAACTTACCAGTAGATTATTACTCAAGGGGGCTGTCAGGCAAAACAAACGATTGGATTAAGGTTAACTTAGGGAATGAATACGGTTTTGTGTCGAATGGTAAGCCAGTGCATCCTATGTATACTGATTCTGTTCACTGTCAACATATGGATTTTGTGCCTGATAAGTCTGCCCCCATCGTGCTTGGTTTTGATTTTGGACGCACGCCTGCTTGTGCATTTTTACAGCGAACGCCTATTGGAAGATGGGTATGCTTTGATGAATTGGTAGATTCCGATTCAGGAGCAATAGACTTTGCGCCTACTTTAAAGAAATATATTGAACAACATTATCCTCATTACTCGTTTAAAGGTTGGGGAGATCCGTCCGGAAGCAACAGAAACCAAGCTAATTCTGAAACTCCGTTCCAAATTATGCGTGCGGCAGGCGTTCCTTGCAGTCCTACCAGAAGTAACGACCCAATGAAGCGCAGGGCCGCGCTAGAAGTGCCAATGAAAGAAATGTGTATGGACGGAAAGCCTAGATTTATTGTACTGCCTAAAGCATCTATGATTCGCAAAGGGTTACAAGGCGGTTTTTGCTATCGAAGAGTTCAGGTATCGGGAGATAGGTACACTGACGAACCAGATAAGAACGAATATTCTCACCCAGTTGAAGCTTTAGAGTATGCATTGCAGGGTGAAGGAGAAGGAAGAAGCGCATTAAGTAGAGCAGGTTATTTTGACAAACCCCATAAAGCAAAAGTTGATATCAATGTATTCTAAATTATATGTAGTTTTTGAAAAAGATGATGGTAGGTGGTGGTCTTTTTTCTTAAAACGAGGGTGTCGGCACTGTTTTTTAGTAAAACCCGCAGGAAATTCGTACATTATTTACGGAAAAGGGGCAAAGTCCTTTGATTTATTTACGATTAAAGAAGAAAAGAGTATAATCGACAATATCTATGCAATAGAAAGTTTCAATCCGGTAAAGCGGAAGGGCTATCTTTTTATGTTAAATACTTGCGTGGGTCACATTAAGGCAATATTAGGCATTAAGAAACCTTTTATTTTTACGCCATATCAATTATTAAAATATTTAAGGACTCTAAAATGAGCGGATTATTCAAACGACCTAAAGTTCCAGAGCCAACACAGCAAGAAATAGCTTCAGTAGCTAGACAACAGCGTGCGCTTGACGAAGAAACTGGGAAAAACGAGCGTAGACTTAAAGCTGTAGCGCGAGGTCGATTAGGATCGTCTTCTCTTTTAGCTTCAGCAAGTACTGCAACTGGATCATCTGCAAGTGGAAGTTCTAGCGGAAATAGTAGTGGTTATACTGCGGGTCGTAGGGGAGGAGGCGCATATACTGGAGCAGGAAGCTTTGGAGGCAATCCATTTGGTGGAAATGGAATGGGAACAACCAACAGGAAATAATAATGAAATTGCCTAAAGAATTAGGATCATTGCAAGATCTACAAAACAGAGAACGTGTTGCGTTTGAATCAACTGCCAATTGGCGAGAATTATTAGAGGATTGTTATGAGTATTTTTTACCGAATAGAAACCTGTATGGGGGATATCAAGCGGGTGCTAAAAAAATGGATCGCATATATGACTCCACCGCTCTCGAAGCTATTCAACAAGGCGCAAGCAAGTTACAAGAAAATATTGCTCCTATCTGGGCTAACTGGGCCACATTTGCTCCTAGCAATGGCGTTATTAATCAGCTTAACACTGGTAATTTTGATGTAAGTGAAACAGATGTTAGAAACAATTTAGAAGAACAAGCTAGCATCGTCTTTGATTACATTAACCGATCTAATTTTGCTACACAATTTTATGAACATGCGCTAGATTTGTTAATCGGAACAGGCACTTTGCGTATTGACGAAACAGATGATTTTGATAATCCTATAATTTTTAATGCAATACCACAAAAAGGTTTAGCGTTTGAAGAAGGACCGTTTGGAAATATTGAAACTCACTGGCGCAGGTTTGAAGTTAAAGCTAGAAACGTTAAAAGGATGTGGAAAGGGTTTAGACCTTCCAATAATGTAGCTAATTTAATTAAAGAACAACCAGATGCTAGCATTACTTTGTCCGAAGGCGTTGTGTTTATGCCTAGATCTAAAACATATTACGGTTGTGTTTGGGTTGAAGGTGAAGATCGCATAAGTTGGGATCAAGATTTTGGCGATTCAAGCCCTTGGGTAACAGGAAGATACAGTAAAGTGTCTGGCGAAATTAGAGGTCGCGGTCCTGCAACCCTAGCTTTACCCAACGTTAAGTCCCTTAATAAGATTAAAGAATATTCTCTTATGTCTGCGGCTATGGGTATCTCCGGAATGTACACTGCTACTGACGATGGCGTAACTAATCCATACAATATTACTATAAGTCCGGGGGTTGTTATTCCAGTTGGTTCTAACAACACTTCTAACCCATCAATTCAGCGGCTAGATACTCGTACTGATTTGCAATTAACGCAATTTCAAGTAGAAGATTTAACAACTGCAATTAAACGTGCCATGTTTAACGATTTAAGAGACCCTTCAGGAGCAGTACGTTCTGCTACAGAAGTTGCAATTGAATCAAGAGAGTTAGCAAAACGAATTGGCTCTGCGTTTGGCAGGCTACAGACAGAGGTTTTAGTTCCAATCTTAAAAAGAGTGTCACATATTTTGACAAGAAAGGGATTGTTGCAACCTATAAAGCTAGACGGTGTAGAAATTGATGTTAAATTTTTGTCTCCCCTAGCACGCGCACAAGATGGCGAGGATGTTGTTAACGCACAACAAGCTGTTCAATTTGTTTTGCAAAATGCAGGGCCAGACCAAGCTAAAATGGCGTTTAAACTTGAAGACTTTGGTACTTGGGTGGCAGGAAAAACAGGAATGCCTGCTGAACTTGTAAGATCGCAAGCAGAAAAAGAAGCAGTTATTCAAGCAGGGGCGCAAGCCGCGCAACAAGGAATGCAACAACAGCAAAATCCAATGGCACCACAATGAGTTGGAATGAACTGCAGGGAAGCCACGATCCTTTAAAAGCTAAAAAAGCGTCTGATATTAAAAAACAGGCGCAATCTGATTTAGCCAAGTCTTATCACAGAGTCTTTACAACGGAAGACGGAGAGCGTATCTTAGCTGATCTGATCAGACGATTTGTCTACGAAAATGACACTGAATTTGGTTCGTCAAACATTAATTATGAAGCCGCTTATCATAATGGAGAGGCAGGTTCGATTAAATTTATAATTAATCAAATGAAATTAGCTGAAATATTATAGGAATAAATTATGTCAGAAGAAGTTGAACAGATCGCAGAAACACCAGTTGGTGAAACAAGCGGCACTCTGTTAGACAGTGCTGAACCTACGTTAAACGAAAATGAATATTATTTAAGTGATGGTATCAAAGGAGTAGGTGAAAAGCCTGAATGGTTACACGAAAGATATAAAAGTGTAGCAGATCAAGCTAAAGGTTATTCAGAGTTAGAAAAAAAGTTTGGGTCATTTGCAGGTAGTCCTAAAGATGGTTATGAAACTCCGGAAGGTATACAAACTGATGATGCTTTGTATCAAGAATTAGAAGCATTTGCTACAAAAACCAACATGAGTGCCGATGCTTTTGGTGAGGCATGGGAATTACTAGCTACTCAAAGTTCTGTAGCCGAAGAAGTTAGTCAAACTCAAGAACTACAAAAACTTGGCCCTAACGCAGACAAACGAATTAAACATGTTGAAACATACATGAAAAACAATTTGTCTTCTGAACAATACGAAACTGCAAAAGAGGCAGTCAATAGTGCTGAAACTATTGCTTTAGTCGAAATGTTAATCAAAGCGGAAACTGAAACAGCGTTACCTATTGATGGCGGTGTTCACCCTGAAGGGCTTACTTGGGCTAATGTTGAAACTGAAATGTTTAGAAAAGACGATAGCGGTCAATTGCTAAGAATTACAAGTGCGGCACATGAACAAAAACTGCAGAAAATGATGGCATCTTTTGAAGGAAAGGTGTAATTGTAAACCACTGAAAATAAAGGTATAATTGAAAAACTGGATACCTATATCTATAGCCCAGTAAATTTAGGTTGATCGACTGACCATTTTTACTGGGTACTCAGTTCCAACCTTGAAAAAACTATTTTATTTTATTACTCTTTTTCGAGGAAATTCTTATGAGTAAGTTTCTATCGTCCGTAGCAGTCACAGAATTTGACTCTATGGTAAAACACGCATATGCGAACAAGGGGCTACTCAAGCCGTCTGTTACGCTACGCAACAATGTTGTAGGTGAAACCTACAAGTTCCGTCTAATGGGTCGTGGTCTAGCTAACCAGAAGTCTACTTCTGATCTAGTAACTCCTATGGACATTAACCACCAATTCAAAACCGCTACTCTGCAAAACTGGAATGCTCCAGAATACACAGACGTATTTGATCAAGCCGATGTAAACTTTGATGAGCGAAATGAACTTGCAAGCACAATTGCAGGCGCACTTGGCCGTAGAAGCGATCAGCTAATTATTGACGAGCTAGATGCTGTTGCTGTTGGATCAACTGTTGTTGATGGTGGTACTGGTCTAACTATCGCTAAATGTATTGAAGCGCAAACTAACTTGCGTGGAAAAGGCGTAGACAACCGTGATCTGTTTGCTGTTATTAATGCTGACGGACTTAAAGGTTTGTTGAATGACGAGAAAGCAACTAACTTTGATTACCAGAATGTTAAAGCACTTGTAAACGGTGACATTAACTCTCTATGTGGATTCCAGTTTATTACTTTGGAAAACCGTGTTGGTCGTGAAGGTGGTCTTTCGGTAGCCGCAAACGTAGTAGATTCATATTTCTACCAACGTGAAGCAGTAGGTCTTGCAATCGGTATTGATATTCGTACTTCTGTTGATTGGATTGCAGAGCGAACTTCTTGGTTGTGTAATGGAATGCTTAAAGCAGGCGCGGCTGTCCGTGATGCTGAAGGTGTTGTTAAAGTTCAATACAAAGACAACGTATAAGGAGAATTATCATGGCTTTTGCAAGAAAAGATTTATCTCGCATTGGTGGTTCAGGTTATGGAGCAACCGTTTGGATGCACACTTCAGCAGAAGCATATTCTGTAGTGGGCGCAGACGATTACTTTAAACCTGCAATTACAGAAATGGCTAAAGGCGATTGTGTTTGGGTAGTAGATACTTCTACTCCTACTGTTTACATTACATATGTAGACGCGCATTCTGCTTCTAGCATTACTACCGCTACTGGCGATGCAGTAACTGCGTAACATCTAAGGGGGGTTCGCCCCCCTTTTTATTAAAAAGCTTATTAAGCTAAAGGTAGCGTTATGTCTAGTAAGATCCAATTAATTTCTAACGCCCTGATTTTGATTGGTGATTTGCCAATTACTAGTTTATCAGGAAACTCTCGCGCACAAACTGTTGCTAACAATTTATATGACAACATCGTGCAAATGGAGATGACTAAATTTCGTTGGGGGTTTGCTAGAAAAATTGCACAGTTAAGTTTATCTGTTAATACTCCTGCAGGTAACGAATGGGATGCAATTTACGAACTTCCCGCTGATCTTCTTTTTCTTATTAAAATTAATCCTAGATCAAACTATGCTTTGTTTGGTCAGCAGGTATACACCAACATGAATGGAGCGGTGTATGCTGATTATATTTACAATGCTCCCGAATCTGAATGGCCTGTTTATTTTCAACAAATGATTCAATACCGTTTAGCTATGGATTTTGCTCCGGCTATTAGAGATAGTGCCGCCTCAATGGAAGCAAATGCTTTTCAATATGAGAATGCTTCTCGTATGGCAAGATATACTGATTCTCAACAATATCCAGTTGTTCCTTTAAGTTCTGCTCCGTTTGTAAACACTAGGTACTAAAATGCCAAGAAGCACTTTTAATCAGTCTAGTTTTGTATCTGGCGAATTGTCGCCATTAGTTTTAGGTCGTACAGATCTTGACCAATACTATACTGGGATGCAACAAGCCGACAATGTTTTAATTGTTACGCAAGGCGGTGTAAAACGTAGAGCGGGAACACAACATATTGACGTTGCTCAAAACATCCCAAAAAATCAAGACACAGATCCGGCTCCTGCTTCAAGTGTAGTTGGAGTAACTAATCCTATTAATAGTACTACTGCAGTAATTAACGATCTTAACCCTGCCACATCTATGACTACCACGGAAGTGGGAATTATTGGTACTCAATTTAATGGCGAATTTATTGTTGCTGAATATGATTTATCAGGTGGCACTCAATACCCTGTTTACATTCAAGTTGAAAATTGCAAATTAACAGATTTAGCAGGCGCGCCTAGCACTACTAATCTATTAGCAAAATTACGGGTAGAGTGTTCTAAAGATAATATAAATTGGGCTACAGCGCGGGCATTTAATTGCACTAAAGATGCAACAACATTTAGAGTTCGCCTTGACACAAGCATAACTGAATTTGCTGACGTTAAATATGTAAGATTAATTAGATCCGGAGATCAAAATGCAGGCACTGGAGACAACCTTGCTAATTTAGGCATACAACTTACTGACTTTAATTGTTTTTATAATGGCGGCCTTGCTTCAGAAGTTAAGTTATTTGAGTTTAGTATTTCAACTACCGAAAACTATTTGTGCGTTTTAACAGGTGGAGATAATCTTGTTGGCGTACCTTTAGGAAATTTAGCAATATACACCATAGACACAAGTAGCCCTTTTAATGTAAATCTTGTTGCAAACCTTGCAGTACCTTATAAATCTAATCAAGTCTCTCAGGTACGGGACGTACAAACAGAAAATGTAATGTTACTGTTTCACCCAGACGTACCATCGCATAGGATTATTAGGCAATCACTAACCCCTCTTGTTTGGTCTAGTGATACTATTCCTTGGCTTAATGTTCCGCAATACGATTACAATGACGCGCAAAGTCCTATTCCTGTAGACTATATAATTGATATTGCGTTTTCAAATTTTAAAGAAGGCGATAATTTTCAAATTGATGTTGAATCTGTAATTAGTAAAACAATTACGTTTAGCAATAACTCTCTTACATTGGCTAACAACATGCAAATTAATTTGCAAGATATGCCGATTTTTGGAACTACAGGAATAGCTGTAGCTGTTACTGGAACAGTAACTAATCCAACTGCAAGGGTTACTGTTTCTGGAGAATCAACAAAAGATTTTGTATTGTGGTCTGGCTTTGCAACTACAGGAGACACAGCTACGCCTCCTACAATTGGTTTTCAATTAGCCCAACAAGGATCACCTCGTAAAGAAGATGTGTGGTCGGCTAATCGAGGCTACCCGCGTATGGGTGCGTTTTTTAGCGGCAGGCTTTGGTTAGGCGGGACTAAATCTAAAATACAAAGTTTATTTGGTTCGCGATCAGGATCTTTCTTTGATTTTTATACCGAAGAAGGTGATGACGATGAAGGGATATTCACAACAATCTCTGCTAGACGTTTAACTGAAATTGTAGACATAAATCCAGACAGAGGGTTACAAGTATTTACAACCGGATCAGAGTTTTTGGTAAAAGGAACTACGCCTAGCGACATTGTAATTTCGTCACAAACACAGCATGGCGCAAAAAATATTGAAGTTCAATCAATAGACGGTGCTACGTTATTTGTAGACGCTAATGGGAAAACTTTAAGGCAATACTTGTTTAGTTTTAATGAAGACGCTTACATTAGTAATGATATTTCTGTGTTGTCTTCTCAACTTATTGACCAACCTAAAGACTTAGGCATACTTTCTGGTACAAAATCAGAAGATGCCAATTGGGTATTTATAATTAACCAAGACGGCACTGCCGCAATTCTTAATACGTTACGGTCGCAAGATATTAATGGTTACACTAAATGGATTAGCGGCAATACTAATAGTGTTTATCCTATTAAGATAGAAGCTGTTTCTGTAGTTGCGACTGAGTTGTTTTTAGTTAACAAGCGTGAAGGACCATTAGCTACTGACACTCGATATTCAATTGTTAAGTGGAGTTTTGACCATTTGATGGATGAATCAACATTGATTACAAACCCAAACAGCCTACAGGTGGGGCCGGTATCAGATTTTGCTTTGTATCTAGGAGCAAATTATTTGGTTGGTGATACGGTTAATGTTGTTGCTAGGGGTAACAAGCTAACAGACAGAGTAGTAAAAGTATTTGGAGGGCAAGAATACATTGATATAAGTTCAGCAGAAAGAGAATTTATATTAGACAATCCCGTTGCAGGTTTTATTGACGTTGAAATTGGTTTTAACTTTAACGTAACTGTTAAACCTATGCCAATAGCAACTACTGGAGCCAGAAGCGTTAACGGCCAAAATCAAATGCGACAAAAGAAAATTTCTAATATTAACGCTAGAGTTTATAAGTCAGCAGGCGTATTTATTGATGGGAATCCTGTGCCTATAAGAGAGTTTGGAACAGCCGCAGTTTCACCTTTAGGTAATAACCTACCAATTCAGTCAGGTATTATTGAAAACAATAATGGTGGCAACGGTTGGGGAATAGAAGTTGCTCCAGTAATTACTGTGCCAGATCCAACCCCTTTTCAATTGCAAGCTATTGAATATTATGTTGAATCATCATGAATGAAATTGCTACGCAAGATGATGTTTACAGAATGCAGGCATTGTTGTTAAAAGAAAAGCAGGTAGAATTAGAGGCAAAACACCATTTTAGTGATGGCTTGTACGCTAGAGAATTATTTATACCTGCAGGAGTTTGTTTAGTTGGTGCGTTGCACAAAACTCGTCACCTATATACTGTAGTAAAAGGTAAATGCAAAGTAGCAAGTCAGTTTGGGACATTAGATATAGAGGCTCCGTTTATGGGAGAAACAATCCCGCAAACAAAGCGTGTAATATACGCTGAAACAGATTGTGTTTGGGTAACGTTTCATCCTACAGAACTTACTAGTGTAGAAGAAATAGAAAAGGCAATATTAGAGCCAGAGGATATTTAAATGTCATTCATAATAACGGCAATTGCGGTGAGTACGGCTGTAAATGTATACGGGCAACAAGAAGGAGCCAAGGCCGAACAAGAGTCGATGAAACGTAGGGCCGAAGAAGAAAAAATTGCGGCTCAAGCTAGAGCATTAGAGCGTCAACAAGAATTAGGCCGTGTGCTTGCGGCTAACAATGCATCTATGGCGGCTGATGGACAATCTGGAGAAGGTACTCCTGCTAGTATTGCATTAACTAGTGCTAAAAATATTGGGTCAAGTGAACAAACATTAGCGTTATCATCTCGTTTAAGACAAGCTCAAATGAGAAGGCAAGGAAGTTTAGCAAGAACTAATGCTAATCTTTCGTCATTAAGTACTGTAGCAAGTTCGAGCATAGCTATTGCAAGACAATACGGTGAAAAAGACAAAAACGAGACGACATAATGGCACAAAAACGAATAGATTTTTTTGGTGGATTTGAACCTAGTGCAGTAGGTTCGGGTGCTATGAATAACATGAATCAACTTGCGGGATTGGGGAAAGAACTTCAAGACTTAGCTATTGGCTATGGAAATCAAAAAGCCGTTGAAAGGGGCGTGGCAAAAGGCTCAGAAATTGGCACTGAAGCATTAACTAGCGGGGAAGGGTTTGAAGATAGAAGTGAATTTTTTATTGGCGCGGCAGAACGAAATGAAACTGCACAAAAAACTTACGTTGCAGGTAGTTTAGCCGAAGGAGAAATGAGCGCAAATAGAGTAATTGCAGAGTTTCCGACAGATCGAGAAGCAGGAATGCAAGCTTACCGTGATGTTATTACGCCAATGCTTGGGGCTACAAACGTTCCTAAAAATACACAAATTGCCCTTTCTGACCAGTTTATGATACAAGAAAGAGCATTAACACAATTTTATGATTTAGGCGAAGCTAGAATTGCTTTTCAAGAAAGACAACAAGCAGAAAGTAATATTGCTCAAAATCTTGTAAACACCGCGCTTTTGTCTGCAGGCAATAACAATAAAGTTGATTCAACTCTTGCTATTGATGATCTTAAAGATTTTCTTGATGGCAACGAATTGTTTGGCACCATTGAAACTCGCGACAATTTTATTGGTGAAGCTGAAAGCCAAGTTAATGTTACATCATCTTTTGCTCAAATAGATCAAGCTGTACTGCAAAACCCAATGCTTACTGATCCTCAAAAACTTAGACAATCAGACGAACTAATAGCTAATTTAAAAGACTTTGATATTGAAATGGATCTTACTGTAGATCAGCGATATCAAGTCATTAAAAAAGCAGAAACAGCAACAAACAAACTGCGCGCAGAACTTAAAGCCGCCAATACAATTAGCAAAGCACAGCAAAATAAAATTGATTCCATTACAAACGTAGAAAACTTTATAAGTCAAAACGCTACTGGTTATCCGGTTGGTTATAATTTACCAGATAAAGACGTAAACGTTTATTATACTGAAAGCTTTTTACCGCAGGCTCAAAATATTACTGACCCTAATCAGTTATCAGCCGCTTATGTAGATTTTGCAAACATTGTAGGACGCGTTCCAACCGCGCAAAAACAAGACATAATGGCATCTTTGAATAGTGGAGATCCAGAAGCAATTAAATTTGCCTCAATATACATAGACGATATTCTAGGACAGCAAGGAATAAATACAACTGCGTTTTCTAATCAAGAGATTGCATACGCTTTAACGGTAAATACAGCAATTGAATACGGTGCAGAACCTTTAGAAGCTATAGCTAGAGCAAGAAAAATTTATGATCCGCAAAGTGCAGACACAGTTAAACGAAGAAATGCAGAACTAAATTCTGACATAGGTTCTTTTGCGTTTGATTTAATTGGTCAAGAATTGCAACAAGCATTTGGTGATAACAGCATTATTCCTTTTGTTGGCTCAGACGTTATTGAAACTGATCCTTTGGCTTATGACGAGATGGAAGCTGACTACATTAAGCTATCTAAACAACTGTATCTTGCAGGTACAGAAGATTACGCTACTGCAAGAAAAACTGCATTAAAAATGATAAGTGCTAATTGGTCAAACGATGCTAATGCTAATGGCTTTGGTTTAATGAAACATAACCCAAATGGGTTTTATGGCGTAGGTCCAAATAAAGATGTATCTTGGGTTAGGGACATTGCTCATGAAGAATTGCAGGCAATGTTTCCAGACGAAGTAGTAGCCAAAAATGGAATTATATTAACGTCTAACATTAGAACCGCCAAAGAAGCTTCTCAAGGGACTAGCTTGGGACAACCATCTTATGCTATTTCTTATTTAAAAGAAGACGGAACGATTATGTCTCCGCTTATTGTAGATAGTTCTGGCAGAGTAACAAACCAATGGAGTCCTATACCTGACGGAGAAACTAAGCAAACTATTATGCAACCTGCTAACCAAGCCATTATGGATGCCAATGCAGACGTAGCTAGAGAAATAGCAAAAGATACAACATCTGATAATTGGGCAAGAGGGCGGCAC